CTTGTTCTATTTCAATGTCTTCCTGTTTATCCATTGTTTGCATTACTTTTTTATCTTTTTGATCGACAATTTTTCTGAAATCATTTATTTTTACAAGATCATCATCCATTATTGTAATTGTTTTTAAATATGTATCTATCCTATCCATTTTATTTTTTTTAAAAAAATCGGTATAATTGCCATCAAATGAATCTATAAATGGTTGAACCTGACCAATATTCAATGCAATTTGCATTAATTTAGTAAATGTATTTGCTTCGTATAAAGGTATACGAAATAATTGAATAAAAAAATGATTTTTTTCAATCATACTTCCATCAGGATTTTTTTCATCTAGACCTATTTCTTTAACCATTTCATCATCATAGTTATCGGGATTTTTTGATTTGTCAGGAATTTCATTTTTATCAGTTAGTATTGTGTATAGTTTTTTAATATTATCAATATCCCATTCTACTTGACCGTGTATATCAGATAAATATGGTTTTAATGTTCCCCAATATGCTTTACCGTCGAATTTACTATCTTCCTCTCGATATCTTATGACATTGTCTCTTAATGTATCAAAACACATCACAACTGCAATACGATTATTTTCAAAATCCATGATTTGATTATATATTATTAAATTGATATATTAATTCATGGGCTTATATTTTTTATTTAATCCGCTGTCATTATATATTACTGTTTTCCCTATATCATCATTCTGTTTTTTAATAGTCTCAATATTAATTCCTCTTCCTAAATCGTAATTCTCAGTTTTTGTGTTTTTCATATATTTTAATTTTTTAGGATAAACCGTTGATCCTAGACCATTTTTTTTTGGATATTTACTAGACCATTTTCTATAATATGGATATCTGAAATCATTATACACATGGGTAGTCGGAATTGCTGAATCGGCTGATACAAGTATATGAGACCAATAAGGATCGTTATATATCCAACGTCCGCCTACATATTCTGGATCAAAATCATATGGTCCATATGTGTCTCCTGCGACGCATTTGCCGTAACCTTTTTTACTAATAAAACCACAATTTGCACACTTCATACATTGTCCTAATGCCTTCCATTTACAATCTGTGCAATAATTATAAAATCCCTCTATATTATTATTTTTGTTTGGGCATGTATTTGATTCGGATGCTGCCCAAAATAAACATATTATTATTATGACTACAATTAAACATATCATTATACGATTTACAGTATGCATTTTTATATATGTATTATTGTCTTAAGACTTTATAATAAATGTATATATTATTTACAACATAATAAATTCTAAAATAAATTCAAAAATATATTTTATTTTTTATAAAATATATTTATTTGTTGGTATGCTTCATAAATATTGTTTTCTGTTGCGCATTTGATATCGGGTTGTTCATGTGGAGGAAATAAAAATTGTCTAATGTAACATATATTATTATTCGCAATAATTTTATGTAGTTTGTAACATTTAATTTTAATATTATTAACATTTTTTGTAGTCAAGAATATTAAATGTTCAACATATTCAGTGAAACTGTCATTATCAGTGAATGGTCCTAAAATTATCTCGTCTCCCTCTATCGCCATAAGATTATTACTGGCAAAATCTTTTATTTCTGCCCATATTGGCAAAATAGTTTCGTTAATCAATTTGCTATGAACATTTTTTTGATCTAATTTTCCAAATATTTTACTTCTTATTTTTTTATTATTTATTAAAATGGGATCGTGTGTAAATTGTTCCATAAATTTTTCCCATGTATCATACTCCGGATCAATAATTCCCAATGTGTAATATGCCAAAAATATCGATGCTCTCACATCAATCGAAATAAATATTTTATTATCATTTTGTGGATTGTATACAAGATTTGCTATTGTAAATGGTTTCGATATCAATGCATCAAATGTTTTTATTTTTGCAAGATTAAATATTTGTTTATAACTTCTTTTACTTTTAATTGTTGAAATTATATGTTGTTCAATAATCTCATCTCGTCGTTTCAACCCAGCAACACTATATTTTTTAACTGATTTACAGTAATTATCGAATGTACTCTCTAAACGATATAGTTTTATTTTATTCATGAATTCTTCTTCTGATGATGAAATGAGATCGAATCCTGTTATATGTGAAATTTTATTCATAAAAGGCCCATCGATTTTTACTTCGAAATTTTCTTGGTTTGGATTTATTACTAAAAATTGTTCATCGTTCTTTTCTATTATATATGATGCAAAACTACTTCTTTCTGCTTCGATAGTTAATTCAATTCGTTGTTCGGGACTTGTAGATTTCTTTGAATGGTATGTTATCGATGTGTTATCATAGTTATTTTCCATTATATACAACACGATTTAATTTCTATCCTATATAGATTATTTTGTAATTTAATTATTTGTTTTAATCAATTTTTATTTATTTTATCATGTTTTAATTATATCAATGACTAAAAAAGAAGTAACATTATATTACGCAAATTGGTGCGGACATTGCAAAACTTTCAAACCCGCTTGGTTTGATCTTAAAAAATATGTTGAAATTTATAAAGACGACATTAAAAAAAAGTATGATATTGAAATTGTCACAAATGAATATGAGGAAAGTACCAATCCTAAAATTATGGATGAAAAAGGAATTAAAGGATTTCCGACTATTTTGATTGATGATAAAGAATATGAAGGCGATAGAACCATACAAGGAATAATTAAGGAACTCATTCCAGAAATAACAAAAGAAGACCTCGACAAAATGTTCCCAGAACATCAATCAGCTGGCAAAATTAATGATGCCGTTCTTAATTTTTTGAACGATTTACCATTACTCGAGGGTGGCTTCAAAAGAAATTCAAATAATAAAAGTATGAAGACAGCTAAATATCAATATAAATATATGAAATATAAAACTAAGTATTTGGCTCTCGGAAAATAAAAATTATGAAATAAAATAAAATAAAATAAAATAAAATAAAATAAAATAAAATAGTTCCTGATTAAGTAAAAACTCAATCAGTGTCATCAATGATTTCAAAATCTTCAAGATCATCAACAAGATCATCAACAAGATCATCAACAAGATCATCAACAAGATCATCAACAAGATCATCAACCAGATTATCGGCGCTTGCAAGATTTGGAACAGCTACGGTTCCGCGAATGAAATCCTGAATGATCTTTGGAGCATGGCTGTCGAAACCACATACATCCATCATTCCGTTGTCCATCGAATCAGCGATAGTAAACTTTGTAGCAGTTGTGGCAACAACAACGAGCTTCGCTGGAATATTCATTTCGGTACGATAACGCTTCAGAGCTTGGGAAGGATGCTCTGAACCATGGTTGAGCTCATTGTCTGTGATGATAATAAAGGCATCGTATTTTTCACGGAACTTGAGGGCGTTTTGAATTGGCATCGAAATATCGGTGGATCCAAAATCAGAACGTTGAACAGCCTTGTAAACATCCTCAAACTTGGCCTTGTGAGTGATTAGATCGGATACATCGAACAGACCATTCGGTTCACGGGCACCGTAACCGTACACGTTGTTGTTTCCACCCTTGTAAGGAGAAGTAAAAAGCATGAACTTGTGCTGTGCAAAAGGCTCGTTACCATTAATTGACTCAGCACGTGAAAAGACCATAGCCATCAAAGCAGCTGCCTCAGCATTTGTGATACCGGGACAAGAAGAAGCACTCGTCATCGATCCGGAACAGTCAATGCCGAAAAAGATCCGCTTGTTTGTTGGGGCAACATTCTTGAACGACAAATAGAACGTGTCCTCAAGAGCTGCACAAATTTCTTGGTTTGGAGTCCAAGTGTTCTTCCCACGGAATCCCTTGCCAGTCTTGTAAGTGAACCATGCAAGTAGAACTTGAACGGGATGAATTCGTGATGCGCTAATAGCCTTTGTATTCCGTAGTTGTGCACAGACAATATCAAGGACGGTTGCATGATCAAAAACTCCAGCAGCCGTCAAATTGTTCAAGTTCCGGAGAAAAGCAGTCATCGGCATCTTGACCCGAGTCTTGTCTTGGTTCATGAGAAGGGCAGAAAGAACATCCACATTCTTAAGTCCCCAAGTAGGAACATGCTCACGAGTTAGACGATGAGAATGAATGAGACTAACAAGAATATCATTCTCCGTAACTGTCAACTTCTTGGCTTGCTCGACTGCCTTGAGATAAACCACAACGGGGTGAGCGTCAAGCTTTGCGATTGTTGCGAGCTTAAATGCCTCATCGGCACCAGACACTGTATATCGAAGAACGATATCGATAGGCTGAGCAGTCAGGGCTCCTACCATTGCCACATCAGCATCCTTCACCTTGTGACCACGATCCTCACCGGTTCCCGTCTTAATGTGGGCACAACGTAGCAGATCACGAATGGCCCAAGTCTCTGTTCCACTTGTGCGAGACTGATACTTTGTTACTTGATAAGCAAGTTGCATAGGCTCAGTTTGAAGAACCCACTTTGCGAGAGCCTTCTTGACTGCAGAACCGAAGCCCTTTGAATCTCCGACCTTCTTATGCATACCCTTCCAAGTGTAAAGTTGGGAGAGCGTACGATACTCAGTCAAAAAAGCCAATGCTGCAAGTCGAAGCTCAATATCAGGAGCACGACAAAGCATTGCATGAACCATGGCAATCATACCGTGATTTGGAGCACGACCGTCGAGATAAACATCTCGAGTGATTTGAAGAATCTGATGACCCATACCAGCTGCGATTTTCTCCTTGATGAATTCGACAGCTGTTGATGTGAGATCCTTGGCAGACGAGTAATATGTGGGAGCAGTCGTTCCAAGAATCAAGACTCGGAGAATATAGTCAGGAACAGAAACAGTGAAAACAAATCCACCTGTTGAGTTCAACACCATATCCTTCTCACGACCATTGATAGGCTTAACCACTGAAGATCCAGCCTCAACCTCATCGTTGCTGTTAAGGGGCTTCTTTCCCATCACGTTTTGAGCAATATTTTGAACCAAATTCATGTCAGCCATCGCGTTTTATTTATATTATTTGTCTTGTTAGTTGTATGCTTTATGCAAAAATAATATCAAGTTGGAACTATAGATCATTCAAAATGTTAACAAATTCAATTTTTTCAATTTTTTCATTAAATCGATTAATAAAAAAATGTATCACAACGGATTTATAATTTAAACAGGATCCAAATACCCGCACAATATCATCATGAAACATATCCATAATGTGAAAGTCGCCGGAGAAAAAAATCTTGTCAATAATAATATATCACTAATGTCTGCTTCTTCCACAGTTCTTGCTGTAGTTTTATCAATTGGACAGAATGATGTTGCAAAATTTAATGAACTGCTTTCGTTTCCTCTATTATAATAAATTTCTTGGCATCCTAGATACATCAAACTCATATATAATAGTACTAATATAGCTATTAACATTATGACACGAACTGTTGCATTGTATTCAGAATATTTGACCCACAACATATAAATCAATATACCGCCTATTAAAATATCTTTAACATGATCATAATAATCACCAAAATTAGTTACCATTTTATATTTGCGAGCCATATAACCATCAGCACAATCGAAGTAATATGACAAAAAATAAAATACTGCTGCACTCCAGTAATTTGATATTCTAAATTGTCCTATACTCAGTAGACCCATCAGAAGTGATAATGTCGTTATACCGTTAGGTGTAAAACCAATATTATAAAAAAATGGAGTTGTGTATTCAACAACATCAATTATCCAATTATCAACAGGACCATCTAAATGATTTGGTAATTTTTTCATTATAATTATTTTTCTGTCGATTATATAATTTGTGGTATATTAAAATTTAATAAATAAATTTAAAAATAAACTTTACACTGTGGAACTTCATTAATATTTTGCTTGTTATTATTTTCAGTTTCTTCATCATCATCAACAACAACTGTTAAAATTAATGGAGAAATTGGATCGTTTCCACCGATTTCTTTATAAATTTCCTTTACTAACTTATTATATCTTTCTTTTTGTTTGCGTGGTTGTAAATAAGTAGCATATAAAATCATCGATCCAGATGTAATTGTATTAACTTCCGCATCGTATTTCTCATTGATAAATTCTACAATTTCTCCAACTGTTACATCATTAAACTTAAATGAATCCCAAAATGTAAAAAGAAAATTTTTGAGTTTAGATTTTTTGGCTAACACAGGTTCACTTAGTCCAAAAAATGGAAGAGCAAGATTAATAAATGCATTACGATATTTTTCTATTTCATTAATTCCAAGCAATAGTTTGTATACTTCCACACTCACAAGACCACTTACGAGCGATGTAGTTGTTGCGATTGCTGGTATAATTTTTCCTGCAATACCTTTAACTTTATGTCTGTCTGCTTGTGTTATTTCATAATTTTTTGCTCTCAAATTCGCTGTTGCTGTTACAAAATCAATATGAAAATTTGTATCGTCATCTTTTTCAAAACTCAATGGAGTCAATTTATTTAACATTTGCTCTGATATTTCTGGTAATTCATCAACTATTTGTGTTTCGTCGTATTTGGCTGCTTCTTTTTCTTTTCTCTTTTTTTCTTCATCTTCTGTAACACTAATTTCTGCATCATCCATTGGTCTAAAAAGTGGAACTTCTAGTGTTCTCAAGTATTCTACAATATCATTTGGATTAGAAATTTGCACACTAAAAACATTTGCCCAAAGATTCGCAAATGTTCTAACAAACAATACATCCGCCTCATTATTTACATCAAAATGTAAATCAGTCGGAAATTTTTTAGTTCCTGACCAAAAATCAGCCCCTTCTGCTGTTTTACTATCTTGTGGGAATTTATGTCTCAATTGTTGGATTTGGTTTCTGAATTGTTCATGCCATACATTGAATCCGTAGCGCAAGCAATCTTCATAAGATTTTGGCCAATTTGAATAAACTTGTTTTATATCATTACTAATGCAAATAATTTCAGTTGGTGTCATCTTACGAAGAGCTTCTTTGTCTTTTAGAAATTTCACTGTATTTGACGGCACTTGTGAAAAATATCCCTCAAACATATCTCTCGCCCATTGAATTGTATGTTCAATCAAATATGGAAAGTTCTTTAATGTGCATACTGGAATATCCTTTTCTGGTGGGTCACTTGTTGAACCATAAGATTCAGTAAGATTCGGAATAATTGTTTGAATATTACCCTTTGTTCCTAAAGTTCCAGATTCGAATAATGGTTTCTTATGAGTTACACACAAACTATCAACAAACAATCTTGCCTGAACGTTATCAAGTGCATTCGCAACACATGTTAATCCATTAAAAAATTCTTCGTTGTAAATATTCAATGTCTCATTGCCCACGCGATTTTGGTGACTAATTACTTTTATTTTGGGATTCATATCCATAATAGCCCGAGCTGCAGTCACAGATTTTGAATTTCCGATATCTTTCGGTCTGAACAAAAATTGTCTATTAAGATTGGATTTCTCGATAGTGTCCATATCGGTTACAATAATATTTCCTATACCCATCATTGCAAAATTCTTTAAATGTTCACATCCAATTGCCCCAGAACCTACTAAAAATATCTTCGCATTTGATAATTTATTCTGGAACTCATCTCCAAAAATTACTCTTTGTCCATCATATCTATCATGAATTGTCATATCATAAATCGGTTTTACATTAGGAAGACAATCGAGCACATCATAATATAACCATTGATAGATTGGATGGAATTTTCCACTACATGCTTTTAAAACTTCTTGTGCACAAATACTTCCTATAAATGCATGTACTGGACATAATTGTCCTTGCAATGTATAACATAATTTATGTACAATTGTTTTGTTAATATCTTTATCAAATTGTGTACAAAATTCATATACCTCGTCGGCATCATTTTCATCCCATGATGACGGCAATCTATTATATTTTACTTGAAATAAATTTATCGCTTGAAATACAACATGCAAACTACGAGGTCTTGTAAAATCAGAAATATCTGTCGGAATAATTTCTGATTTAGAAACAGCAGATTCAAATGGTAAGAAATTAAGAACTTTATTAGTCTTGATTTGTGTAAAATTATTATATGTCTGATTCGTAACAAATAATTCGTCGTCTTTTGGAACACAAAATTCGAAACGATTTACTATCTTTTTAACTTTTACGGGAGTTAATCCATCAATACTTATAATATCATCCGATGCCAAATTATGTGGTTCAGCTGTTTTGAATACAATTTTGTCAGTAATAGACATTTCAACAATAATACCCGTTTTCGGTTCTTCACCATCAATGTCTTTCACAGTAAAATTCTCGCCAAAATCGCAAAAGATATTTGCAAATCCACCTAGTAAATTACATGAAATAAATTTTATTCCCTTTTCATGACACAATTTATTTAATGAATTTTGTTCTTGATAAGTTGAATCCGTGCATACGACAACGTGATAACTGCCTGAATCAATTAAGTCAACTATTGTATTTTCTGTGTTGGCAGAAACTTTTACGTACGGATTTAATTCTTTCAACTTATCAACCACAATAGTTCTATTGTTCTTATTAACATCATTCTCTGACAAATAATATTGTGTAGATAAATCACTGTATGTAGCTAATTTGGTATCATGTAGAACTACACTATTAACACCTGCTAATATAACACATTTAGCAATTTCAAGACCACATCCATTTAATCCGTGTATAAGAACATTTGATTTACGCATCGATTGCATAGCATCTTTACCCAAGACATATAATTGTCTCGAATATAGAGACTCATCAATTTCCGTATTTTGCTGACTCATCGTAATTATTTGTAATATTCTAATTAGTTATGTTGTATATATTAAAATATATAACATGATACTAATATATTTATAATATCAACTTTTTTCTATTTTTTGCAAACATAAAAAAATCACCTCTGAACTAAACAACTAAATAACTAAAAAATCATCAGGAGAATTAAATTTGAGCAATTCACCGTTATTTAGCCATGTTCCGAATCGTTCTCCATTAATTACCTTCGATGTTAAATACCATACAAAGTCACCGTGGGTAATGACAAGAATTTCTTGATCTTCTGCTAATTCTTTCAAATATTTTTTAAATTGTTCTACTCGATCGAGTACTTCGCATTCTTCTTCTATAATTTTATTTTCATCTTCCATAAAATCACATTCAGCTAATTTATGCTCTCTTATTATATCTAAAATTATTAATTTATCATAAGTTAGCTTTGAGTAATATAAAGTTTGTTCACATCGCTTTAGTGGTGATTGTAATATTATATTGTAGTGTCCAGTAATTTTTGATGCATCTTCCTTTGCCTTTTCAGTTATATTACAATTTCTTACATCAATACCAGTTTTATTATATTCGCTCTCAACATGACGAATCAAACTTATGGGCATAATTTATATTCAAATATATAATACAATATAATATGACTTTATTTAAATGAATTCATTTTCAATTTTTAGCTGAATTTCATTGTATGTTAAAATATGCCGAGATATATCAAAATATATTATAAAAATTGAAGATAAATAAAACAAATAACAAATATATAAATAATATTTTTTTTCATTTATAAATAATATAATAATTCTAATGAATAACGTAAGCACACCTTTACCTGATATTTCAGCAACAAGTACTGATGAAGAAATTAAACAATTTTTACCAAACACAAATGTTGCCAAAACGTCCGGTAATTTACAAAAATCAACAATTGATTTGAGCAATGTTTTAAATTCTTCTAAAACCTCTGGTAATATCGGCTTGAATATGCCTCGTGCGCAATCAACGAATGTTGGAAATGTTGGAAATGTTGGAAATGTTGGAAATGTTGGAAATGTTGGAAATGTTGGAAATGTTGGAAATGTTGGAAATGTTGGAAATGTTGGAAATGTTGGAAATGTTGGAAATGTT